TTCTTTTCGTTTTATTTCTCATAAGTAATATTTTCCTACATAGAAAGACAGTTTTTTCTTTAAGTTAGGTCAAAATCGCAATCGCCAATCGGAAGTTCAAACGTTGCTTCAGCCGCGACAACCTTGCTTGCGGCGAGTGCATTGCCCCATAAAAATACCCAAGTATCTGTAAAATAACCCCAATATCCAACGTGAGAAACCGTAACCGCCGGCATATCTTCCCACGTCATAACCGCATCTGTTGTCGCTGACTTTGCTGCCACCGCACCGAAAGAAGGTTCTTTCCTTACGTAAGTATATGCGCCTGCCGCCACTTCGTTTGAACCGTCTTGTCCCGGATCACCTGTATGTAAAGATATATCAAAATCCGTTGGAACAGCAATTGTCGTTCCTTTCAAATATCCATTCAAAATTGCATTTCCTACAATCGTCGTGAAAGACATAATGTTTCTCCTTTTCTTTAATTTAATTCATCCAATATTCTCGCCAGCAATTCATCATCCGAAAGAATAATATCACCGCAGACAATGCTAGTCGTTGATTTTAAAATATCGTGCTCTTTCCGTTGTAATATCAGTGCCGAGTCAAGAGCAGCCTCCGGAACAACAACCTGAATTTTTGTTTTAAATAATAGCTGAACGTCAAGAGGAATTACTCCCTGAACGCTCACCCTATCTGCGCCCCAGCTAATAATTAATTGTGCAGCGACGGCTGTGCACAATGCCGCGTCGCCGGAGTCGATGTTTATAAGCCTGTAAATTCGGACTGCGGCTGCCGGTTCAGGCGTGATGTTTGCCGTTCCCTCGTTGGTTGGACTTTGCACAATGACATGCGTTGCAAAAGCCATTCTTGTAGTAACTCTCGGTGCTGCTAAAAACCTAATATATCTATATACAATCCCCGCTGCAGACATATCCCCTTCGCCGGTAAATGCAACTGCTCCCGGAATTTTAACTAATCCCGATGCAGACATATCTCCCGCGCCGGTAAATATAACTGCTCCCGGAACTGCTGTACTATAATCAATTGATAAAAATGGGTCTCTTGTTGTTCCTGTATATGAACTTGTGCTCCACCGAGTAGAGCTATCGTCTCCCAACCCTAACGCAACTTCGTTCATGGTATCGGCATCATGTAACATTATTTGCGTATCGCCTGATTTATTAATTGCCGCTAAAAAATAAACACTTGTTGCGAATACATTATGTGCTGATGTAGTCACGCTCGTTCTTGTCGATAATAAAGAGTATGCGCTAAGGGCTGAACCGCGCAACCAATCGGCGGTGGTAAGTGTGCCAAATGCATTTGCTCTAATATATCGGGTATATGGTGAACCACCATGATCAGACTCACAATACACACTTAATTCTGCGGCAGTAACTTCGGCTGCGGCTGGTATAGCAGAAGTGTCATAGGTCTGAAACCCTAACATAATCTCATAATCCCCGCCAAGAAGTCTTTTCTCACCGGCGTTCATGAACGTGCCACTTCGAAGTGTTAAATTTCCCGTTGTTCCCAATATAGCGTTGGCATGTGGTTGCCCATACGACCTCAACCATCCAGTATTAGTACTTCCTGTAGTTGCAAAGACACTTAAATTAGCCATTATTTCACCACCATTATTAGTAATAGTTTAATGACATTTTCTAAATCTTCTTTAAAATTTTCGGTCTCAATATCATTATTATTCATATCTTTTATAATTCTTTTTGTTCCGTCCGGAACTAATATCGGCGGATTGATAAATCCATACCACCCATCGCCATTTAGATATTTACCGTCAACGGAAACCTTGAACCATACTGGTTCTGCTCCTCCATCTGTTCTTTTTGTAAAAAGACCGTTTTTTAATATGCCTTTTTCGGCATGTTCTATTATGAGTTTTCTATTGCGTTCATCTTCAAACTCATATTTTTTTATTTTGGATAGACATTTGATTTTATCCAATAATGCCTGTGCTTTAATATTTGATTTCTCTTTGGTTGACTTTCCTTTTGACATTTTTTCAATCATAATTGCCCTCCCCCCCTTATCCATAACTTATTTTAGCCGTTGGTGTTGCCGTTATATCTGCCGGGACATAGAAATGAACGTCCCAATCTTTATCTACATAAAAGAAAACTCCATAGTTTTTTCTAAGTTCCTCAAGTATCTTTAAAGGCGTTTTATTATCCGTTAAAATTGCTTCTGAAAAGCCGGTCGCCACATCCACATTTGTTACAGTTAAAGGAGTACAGTAATCGGTTATCATGTCGGACACTGTTTGCCCTATATCTTGGTCAGGATAATCTTCTTGTACTATTCGTTCAGATAGAATTCCGTCGCCTAATATGGCGTATATTTCGAGGTCTTGTCCCTTCGGGTTTTTGTTTCTTACTTTTCCGGTAAACTCCTCTGTGTTTCCCGCCTCGTCATTAAACGCAATTAAGACCTCGTCCTGATAAGCGATTATACCATAATTTGTGCCGTCGACGTTATCTATTACTGCTATAATTTCTCCTATTTCGCCGTTCGAAGTTTCAACGACTTTTATATTATAAGCGTCATATTCGTTCCCCCCAATATCCAAAACATAAAGGTTATTGACCGTTACTACTATTCGGATTTTATATGGCGTGATTGTATATCCATAACCATAATCATCCCACGAAGAAACATCCCAGTACATAGTCCCCAAATCAAGTGTCTTTGTAAATTTAACTTTCGTTCCCGGGTCGACTCCTCCTGCAGGGAATGCCGTCCAAGTTGGGTCAGTCCAGTAATACCAATTTGTTTGACTGTCTTTCGTTTCGTAAGACGTCGGAGCAGGCATTGAAGAATAATCATCAAGCCGAATTCGCGCGTGGTATTTCGCCGCTGAATTATCTGTGTCCTCTATTAATGTGAAAATAAAATCAGTTGCTGCCGTAACCGTTCGGAGTTTATTTGCAGGACTTTCGACTGTGCATAAAGGCAAATATGGCTCGAATGTATCTTCAATTTCAACCCACGCGCCGGAACTTGAATCAAAATTATTTGTTACTGTGTTTGTTTGCTCTGCGCTAATCCCTGCCGGTATATTAGACCACGCAGACTCGACCCCATCTACCAATGTCCCGGTATAAGAAACGGTCGTTCCACCGACCGTAATACTTGGATTTGTAGTCAAGACTGCTTTTGTTCCATAAGTAGTTGCCGCATTAAGTTGTGTCGCCGACAATAATCCCGAATAACCTGAGATTTCTTCCCATGCACTGTACACATATCCGCCGCCATAATAGGTCGAAGACGAGACAACGGTCGACCTCTGCGACGTTGATTGTCCGGGAGTCAATGTTACCCACCCGCCAACAATAGTTGACGAACCTGACAAAAGCCTTAGAAATCTCACCTGTATAGTTTCTGTTGGACTTATATTTGTTACCGTTGAGCTCCAATTTAAATTATGATATTGAAACGCATATCCACTCGGCGTATATGGAATGGTCACTGACCCCGCTCCTTCATTACGGTCAGATGCTTGGATTGTTGTATCTTTCCCTTTCCATCGGACCCGAGAGGACACCCATTTTGTCGCTTCAGACAAATCTATATCGGTCGTCTGACCGTCAGTTTTTGCTAAATATCCCGATGATACTATTTTACTCAATATAATGCTCCGTCTGTGCTCACGCTGTAAGGGATTGGGTCTTGTGCTATAAACTCCACATTTATAAACCACGCTCCAAAATCAGGAGTCGCCGGAGAAATGTCACACACTGCTCCGGGACGCACCGTTTTATAGTAAAAAGAATGCATAACTAAATTTTCATTGCCCTCACCGTGCATTATCTGCTCGATAAGAACTCTTTCCGTGTCGGACTTTGCTACTAAAGTACAAATAATTCGCGTCGGTTTTCGTCCAAGATTTACATAATTAGATTTATCCGTTCCCGGATATTCTCTTACTAACTGCGTTTTGCTTTTGATTATTTTTATTGTTCCAACTTTTTCATTTAAGGTATTAGTTCCATATGTCATTATCTAAACGACCTTTCTGCTCCGCGCGACTGGAGTCGTCTTGTCAAATCAGCATTCGCATAATCAGCAGTGGCTTTATCTGTTATGTTTTGTGTAATATTCATTACAATTCCTCCGCCCATTCCATCAAGTTCTGAAACTGGAGTTACGCTTGATCCACGCGGAAGGTTGACAACTTCTGCCCCGCGCTCTCCAACCAGAGCCAATCCTCCGGGATGAAAATTCGTGCCGGTCGCATATTGCTGCTCAGGAACGCCCTCTTGCCCGGTAACTTTTCTCAGCCAATCCCCAACCTTACCTAATTGCTGAAATGCATTGTTAGGTTGCATTCCGATACTTTCTGTCCAGTCCTGCTCAGCCAGTCTATTAGATTCTTCAATTGCCCGCGCTTGCTTTTGTTTTCCAAGTATCAGGTCAACATTTGACTCTTCTTGCTCTTGCTTTGTGTTCAATTCTACCAAGTCCGTGTCGAGCGCAGCTTTCCGGTCTGCTATTCCGGCAATTGCGAGTTCAGTCATGTTGTTTTGAAACTCCGCATAATCGTCCAAGTCGCTTTTGTATGCAGCCTGTATTACCTCAAGCCGCGCATCTTCAGCCGCGAGCCGGTCTGCTATTCCATTAACAGCCGCGTCATATATTTTAGTTTCTTCTTCTTCAGCGGCAATTCGAGCCTCTTGGGTTAACCTAATAGCATCATCCCGAGCGCCCTCTAAAGCGATATATTTATTGCTCAAACTCGTCTGCAATCTTTCCTCAGACTTTTTGTAATTCGCACCTTCTATTTCTATGTCTTTATCTAACTCAACTTTCAGCGCATCTCTTTTTGCAATCGCGTCCTTTTCTATTTGTTCTTTTTCTGTTGTTGCAATATCAGTCAAAGACTCCTGTTTTTCAATAAGCAACTGTTTGTCTGTTTCCCTTTGCAAAAGCACCTGTTCTTGTGCTAATTCGTTCCGGTAATCAGCCAGCTCTTTTTGTAATGTTTTTCTTTCTTCGATATCTTCTTCTTTTAATATCCGCGATTCCAAATCTCCAATTTTTTCATTTTCGCGCTGTTCTTTTGCCAGCTTTTCTTCTTCGTCTGTTTTGGCATCAATCGCATCGATTTCTGCCTGTAACGCGTCAAGTTTTATTTGCAAAGCCGCGTCCACATCTCCCGACAAATTAGATGCTTCTAAATTAATTAATTTCAACTGTTTATTGTATTCATCGTCAAGCGCTTTTAATATTTTGTCATGTGCAATGCCGGCTGCTTTTGTAAGTGCCGCATAATTGCTTTGAGCGCTTGTTTTTTGTTTTGAATATTCGTCATTAATCACGTCAGTTTTTGATTTTATGTAACTTGTGTCGACGCCATATTCGTCTTTTATCTGAGAAATCCTCTCGTTATAATTATCCTTTAACGTCTGCATTTCGTCGTCCAAGAGTTGAACCTTTTTGTCGTGGCTTTCCTGTGCCGCTGCTATGTTCTTTTGATATTCGCTTTCAGCAAAAAATACAGCCGCATCATGTGCCTGTCTTTTATCAAATGTTTCTTGGTCTAATAAATTCTTTTGTTCCTGTATGCTTCCTTTTAAAGCGTCATATTTTGCGGCGATTTCGCCTTTCATTAATCCTGCCTGTTCAGCATAATATGTGTTCAGATTGTCCATATATGCTTTTAAATCTCGGTCGTTTTTTCCAACCGCTCTTGTTACAAGATAAATTGTCGCTGCGATTGCTGCAAGAGCCAAAACCACCAACCCTGCCGGTGTTATCAATGCACTCAATATGCTTATTAGACCGCCGCCCTTACCCATTATCGCGACCGCTTTTACGACCCGCGTTATCATTCCACCAATACCGGTTGTCATTTTTCCGATTAACAGTACGGCTGGACCGATTGCAGCAGCAAATCCGACCATTAATCCGATTAGCTTTTGCTGTTCCGGTGACATTTCCTTAAACTTTTGAACCAAATCGCCCAGTTTAGAAACGAAAGGTTTTATATGATTTGTCAAAAGGTCGTTCACAACCGGGAGTAATTGTGTTCCCAGTGCAACAGCCACGTTTTTCAATTCGTTTACAGTAATTTTGAACTGCTCCGTTGATGAAGAAGTCATCGTTTCAAATGCATCGTCAAGCGCGGTTGTATTTGTTTTCATTTCAGCCATAGTATCATTCATTATTGCCATGCCCGAATCACCGGTTAATGTCATGACTGCATTCAGCGCTTTTACCGAACCAAACAACTTACCCATAACATCAATATTGCCGCCTGTCTTTTGTCTTACGTCCTGAAGAAAACCGGACAGTCCCTTTGCTCTTAATGCGGTCGTTGAAAAATCAATCCCCAGTTCTTTTGCCACTTTTCTAGCATCGTCTGTCGGCTTGATTATATTCGAAAGAGCCGCCTTAACTCCAGTTACAGCCATTTCAGTTTTTATTCCATTTGCCGTCAATGCTGCAACGGACGAAAGCAAACTGTCAATATCTACACCGGCTGCATTTGCAGTCGCTGCGACCGTTCCCAAAGAGCCTGCTAATTCTCCGAATGTTGTTTTACCTTTATTCTGTGTTACCAAATATTTATTAGCTAATGCCTCTGCCTCTTCTGTTTCCATATTGTATGTATTCAGGGTTGATGTTAATCCATCGACCGCTGTGGTTGTATCCGTAAATCCACCCTTTGCCGCCTTAACAGCGACCTCAACTAATTTTGTCGCCTTTGCCGTTTCTGCTCCGGCAGATATTGCCTGATACAACGCTTCGTTTATTTCTGTTCCCGCGACTCCGGTTGCATCCGAAATCGACAAAACTTCTTCTTTTAATTCCTTCAAACTTTTTGATGATGTGTCTGCTATCGTGTCAACCTTCGCAAGCGAAACTTCAAAATCCGCAGCAAATTTTATCGTCGCTGCCGCCGCTGCTAATATTGGGAGAGTCAAACCTCGCGTCATTTTCATTCCGGCGTTTTGCATTTGCCGCCCTGCTATTTTAAGGTCGCGTGCCATCTTCTTCATGCCCTTTTCAAATTGGGATAAATCTGCCCCAATTTTTACGACCAGACTTCTAAGCACTTTGCTCATTCTTTTCACCTACCCATCTATTGAAATTTTTAATTGTTGGATTCCACTATGATAATTTAAATAATTCAATATTTTTCTTTCTCTTTTTTTTGAATAAAAAGATTGATTTATATACCATTTAAAAAAATCTTTATTGTTTTTACTACAGTTACAATTTTTGCAAGCAGGAATAATATTATTATTTGAATATTCCCCATTTGAGGATAACGCAATAAAATGCTCTTGTTGCAACGGTTTTTCTTTTCCACAATAACAACACTTATTGTCAAAATGATATTTAGTATATTCCCATTGTTCCGATGTTAACGTTGATACTAATCCTTTTTTTCTTGATTCCCTTCGTTGTTGAAGAACAATAACTTTCTCGCTATTTGCCTTGTAATATTGCTTGTTGTATTCACGAATATACTTTGCATTGTCCTTCCGATATTTTTTTGCTTTTTCTAAAAGTATTTCCGTATTATTGTAATAATATCGAATATTATATTCCGCGCATTTTTCCTCGTTGTTTTTTCTATATTGTTTCGAATATTCACAATTGTACTCTTTGTTTTCTTTGTAATGTTGCCTTTTTTGTGTTAGTCTTTTCTCTTTATTCTCTTTTAAATATGTTTTTATTTTATCCATATTATTTTCTCGATGTTGCTTTTTATATTCAGCCATGCATTTTTTGCATTTTCCAGCGTGTCCATTTTTATTTTGTTTTGCTAGTGGAAAGTTTTCAATGGATGATTTTTCCCCGCACTTTATACATGTCAGGTAAATGACTTTACTCATAACATCCCACCTATCTCGCCAAGTGCCTTATTCATTGCGTCGATAATATCATCTATAACTTCTTCTTTGTTTTCGTCTGCAGCAGGTCGTAAAAAAGGATAAGCCTTAACCGACCCGACTGTTTTTCCGCGTACAACTAATCTATGTCCTAATTCAAGAGGAACGATGTGATGTGCTCCGCCTTTTCCACCAGCTTTAGTTCCCGGAATCGTTACCTGCGAATAATATAATACTTTACCGGGTTTCACGCGTTGTTTTCTCAATATAAGCGCCGCCTTCAATGTCCCGGTATCGACCTGAACTTTTGCTTTCGCAGCAGCAAGAACTCGACTTCCACCTTTGTCCGCGCCCACTTTAACATGTGGCATCGCCTTATCTCCAATCTCAGCAACCGCCTCTATCAGCGAATCTATCCCCTTAATGGCAAAACTACTGCCGCTTTGAATTGCCATTGCTAAACGCCCCCTTTCTGTGGCAGCATGCCCTAAGTCTTTATGATCTTTCCTCCCCACAGTTCAGTTAAAGCTTTTGCTTTTGCCATCATCGCCGCATGGTCGGGTTCTTTCTTTATTTCCAGTGTTTTTTCCTTTTCCCGGAGAACTTCGCTGAGTTCAGGGAGTTCTTTTAATCTTGTATATAATGCCGTATGCCACGCGGTAAATAATAATTCTTCCCGCCGACGTTTTTCTTTTCGATTGTATCCGTCAACCATGTCAGAAAATTCTGCATAAGTTAACGCCCAAAATTCATGTGGTTTTAATTGCATTTCACCGACAGCAAACTCAAAATCCTTTGTAAGATCTAATTTTTTGTTTGTGTCGATTTCACGTTTGGGTCTGACTTCCCTTTTCGCTTTTTGAAAGCACCGGTGATCAACTTGGATGACTCCTGCACAAATGTAGTTACATCACAGTTCTCCTCTATCAAATCAATTACATCTTCCTGCTTAATTTTCTCGTCTTTTTGATGTAAACAAGTCCAAACTACGTTCACACATTGCGTAAAGGACAGCGCTCCCAGCAACGCAAAGACAGCCTCTCCTGTCAGTTGCTCGTATGAAACCATCGCTGCCATATCAAGTCTTAATTCGTAAGGTATATCTAAGTTCACTGTTGCAAATGGTATCGCACTCATTTTAAATCCCCCTATTTTTTTATTGGTTGTTTCTGAAAAAAAAGGGAACGCAAACGCGTCCCCTCATTAAATTTCTGTCTTTTTTATGCGCTTAATCTAGTCAAATATATGGTGTAAGTTATCGGTGCTTTTGAGGTTTCCGTTACAATTACAGTTATAGTTGTAATAGTATCTCCTGCCCCAAGCGTAATGGCTGAAGAAGCCTCTCCTGTTGCAACCGTTGAACCGTTGACAGTAATTACTCCCGCCGCCGCTGTCGGTGTAACCGTAACAGACGCAATGGCATTGAGAACCGTTGCCACAAAGGTGTAAACACTTCCAATTGCATCTGGTGTAATATTCGCACTTTCCGAAATCGAGAAGAAAGGTGTTGTTAATCCGGTCGACGTCGCAACCGCAAATGTCGGCTTGTTTGTTGCTTTTAATGATGCCGTAAACGGTATTGCCCCGTCGATTCCCGCGTCACCAATCTTAAATTTTGTTACATATGCATTAAACGACCAAGTTGCCCCAGTTGCCGTTGGAAATGTTATAATTGCCGCCTTCACAGCTTTTGCAAGCATATCGACCAACATTGCATGCTGCCCGGTTGTGTCATCGTATGCGAAAAATCCCTGCAAAACTGATTCAGACGAATCTAACATCGCCGGTAAAAAATCTTTAAATCCGTTTGCTGATTGGTGAGTCGAAACGTCAACCATATCAGCGGATATTTCAATTCCATTGATATTCGTCAACTCTGCGATCACTACAGCATCCCACGTAAGGGTTGTTCCAAATCCTATTTTAGCCAATTTTTATTACTCCTTTTCATAATTTACTTGATATTCTAAATCTTCTGTGTAAACTCGTATTGTCCCATCTTCACTATTTTCCTCTCCAGACCGCTGATACGCCAGCTTTGCAAGTTGTATAACGTTATCATTTAAAGTCCCATTGTAATTTTTCAAAATTGCTTTTATGACATTCGTTACTGCTCTCACTTCACTTTTTAGTTCTGCGTAAGAGGTAAACTGGATCATCGGATCTTCAAGCGCCAACTGCCCAGTCAATTCATGATTTTTTACGTCCGTAATTGTCTGATAAGTTACCGCAGGAAGTTTTGTATTCGGTGGAACACTCTCTGGATATATTCTCCGCGAAACAAGCGATGTGAACGTGGATTGTGTCAAAAGATATTTTTCAAGGGATGCTTCTATATCCACTTAAACCACCTCTTTCGCAGCAATTAGAAGTTCTTTCCTTTTTCCGTTTTTGTCCATTGGTTTGCCAAGCATGTCCAATGTTCTATTTCCGTATTTTATCTTCATCAATGAGGTAATATTCCGAGTATATCTAATACGAAATAAAATTGACATCTCGGCATATAATTTTTGAGCAGCGTAATATTCTTTCCCGCCGGTTGTTATTGCCTCTGCCCAAAGCGTCATTACTTCTTTTGATGTTCCCGGAACTTCCTCGTTAAAATCGTTGTATGTAATTGTCGGTGCTAAAATTGTTATTCTTCTGTTCATCTTCCCACTGTTCATTTAAAATCCCACCACCTTACTCGGTGATTTGATAAAAGACTTCGAACCGAAAAAGCGAGTGGTTTCGACAACGTTCGTTCGTCTTGTATCATGCGGTTTTCATACCAATGAGCAATCAACAATTGCATTGCTGCCTTTATGCTTTCCGGTATCAAATTTGACACATAATATCCACAGATATATCTAATTTTTATCGGGTTTACCGTATATGCCGTGAACGTTGCCCATGACTTTCCATAAGGCAAAACAATTCTCGATTCATAGGTGTCAACGATATAATCCGTATCTGCAGTCAACGTTGTTTCGACGCCAGCACTATTCGTATATTTCACCGAAGTTACTGATTGAAGCGGCTCAAATGGCAAGTAAATGCTTGGTTTACTTCCAAAGGAGTCGCCATAAGCCTCTCGGGTTTGGGTCGCTAACGCGCGCCCGGTAAACAACTCGCAATATTCACGAGAAGCCGTTATCAGTGAAGAAAGGAGAGCGTCCTCAACGTCACTTCCGGACATTACTATAATTGCCGAACTGAAATCACAAGTTACAGCAGCTATTGTTGCAACCACCCTTATATATTGTTTCTTTCCGGTATAATCTATCTCCTGAACCGCGTTATCATTTGCCACTGTAACAACCGTAAACGCCCCGCCAGCAAAGTCTGCCCAAACTAAATTATCATCTGACTCTTGTATTTTTGCGGTAATACTTCCACCTGCACCACAAGTTCCTGAGTTTAAGTTGACCACACAAACATCGCCCAAAACATCAAAAGCTGTACCTTCTAATGAAAAAGCCGCAGCAATAACATGTGCGCCCGGAACGATCGATTGATATGTCGCCAAATCGCCAGACAATGTGTCCGAAGACAAGCGCAGATTCAACTTGACTGCTGTTAATGAAAGCGGCTCTGTTACGACCGGCGTTATGATAACATTATTCATTTAGTGACCGTCCCTTTCTTTTTAGTCGCTGTCTTTTTTGCCGCTGTTTTTATTTCCTTTACAACAGGCTTAACCGCCGTTTTAATAACCGGAGCAGCCGTTGCAACTTCAACAACAACTTCCTTTTTTGACTCAAGCGAAATCGCGAAGCCCCCACGTACAATCTCCATTGCCTGTTTTACCGGCAAATCAACGACAGCGCCTGCCGGGTAACACCCGGCAGGACTTGCCATTATAGTTATTAATTTAATCTTCATAATATACCCCCATTATCCGGTCGCAATCGACCCAAGCTCAGGATATGTTGCCGTTACCGTCGCACTTGTAATCATGTTGTTTATCGATAACGCTTTGTTGTAATCAAGAATCAACGAAAGAGTATGAGCAGCTTCAGTTACCATTTTATTATCTTCTAATCTGCATATATTACTATCATCATCAACAGTAAGAGTCTTGCAAAAAACACTATTCCCTTTAATTAAAGGATTACGCATTGAAGCACAAGTTAATGCTCCAATTTTTATTCCAATTGCTCCTGATTCAATGTGATTATCTATTATGAGCAGATCTTGTGAAACACCCGCGCCGATGCTAATTGCAGCAACAGAATATGCCCCTAAAAATCGGCAGTTATCAATCACTAAATAATCGTTTACTAAAGCGACAAGCGCATAAGTCGCGGCAGTAGTCCCCCAGCCAATCCACGTGCATCCATGAAACTCCAGACCAGTTTGTCCCGCAATAGTAGTAAATGCCGCACCCCCAGCGTCAAGACTTCTGAACCCCATGTTGTAAAAATGGCAGCCCATTGAAGTGTCAGCAAGAAGGTGAGCTCCGAACATTATCGGATATGCACGGTCATTATAACTTCCAACGCCAATAACATCACATTTATTAGGCAAAGTAACAATCGTTTCTTTATGAGCCTCATTGTTATCGCCCTTAAAATAAATCTGATTTCGTGCAGCCCATCCACCTGAATCAGCCGCGATATCTGTGTCACTCAAGGCAATCGCTGCCCCTAAAGTCTTTAATGAATTTTCCCAAGAAAGACCATCATTTGTATCATCTCCAGCATTAGCGTCAACATAAAACACCGTTCTAATTATTTTGGAAGATGCCGCAAGCGCCTGCAAAAGCGTAACGCTCGGAATTGTATTGTAACCATTAGGTATCATCTTATTTCTCCTTATCTTTACTTTTTTTTATTTAAAAATTTATTTACCTATAAGGTAATTTTTCTTAAGTTTCGTCAGGACTTACTGACTGCGTGCTTGCGTCGATAGTCGCCGGTTGATCAACAGGCTTCTTTATCGGATTATAAAGGATCGCAACAACAGAATCTATGTCAGTGTTCTGAGTGGTTCTTGCAATCTTTATTCTCAAATATCTTTCCTGTGGTTTTACGATATCCAAAACAAGTAACTGTTCACTGTCGGTGGCGGTTTCTGTAATTCCTACCGTTCCATCTATAGCAGCTTCTGTCCCCATCGCAGAAGCAGTATCCTGATAAACGGTCGCAAGAACCACTCCCGCATCGACAACCGTTCCAAGTTTAATTATAAAACATAATCCACTAAACCCTTGCATGTCGATTATATCACTTGTAATTGTAGTGACTCCCGCTGCCTGACTGTCCATAATTTTTAATATTTTAGTATCTTGTAGTATTGAATTAATCATTTTGTTTCTCCTTTTCCTGAAATTTTAGAGGAGGTATTTCGCCTCCAAATAAATATTTTTAATAAAAAACTGTCTTTCTATGTGTCCTGCCCGGATCTTTC